AACCAACCGACAAGGAATCCTTGTCAGTTCAAGCGCCTGTTCCCTCGCGCTGGGATGTAAGCGGATTTGGTAACTACTACGAGAACCCGCAGCAATTCCAGCTTCGGTTCGTCAACACTTACGGGCCAAGTGAATTCAATTATTGGAAAGAAATCAACGTCAAATAAACATCATGGAAACAACAACACAATCCACAGAAACGACTGCGCTCGACACGCAGATCACACCAACGCCGGCGGCACCAGACATTGCGCCATCAGCGGTCACTCGTCCTGATTACATTCCAGCCAAGTTCTGGGATGAAGCCAAAGGCGAGCCGAAGGTCGATCAACTCGGCGCATCTTATCAATCGCTTGAGAAGGCATTCTCTGAAAAGCGCGAGATCAAGATACCTGGCGAGAAGGCAACGCCAGAACAAATCGCCGCTTACCGAGCCGAGGTGCGTAAAATCACCGGCGCTCCTGAGAAGCCAGAAGACTACGGACTTCAGGCACCAGACAACCTGCCAGAAGGCATGGTCTGGAACTCTGATGCGGCAACGAAAGCGGCGACGATTGCGGCAGAGTATGGCATTCCACCAGAGGCTCTGCATAAGCTGATTGATATCAGCAATGAGAACCTCGGCGGCATGATTGCCAAGTCGGCTGAAATGGAAGCGCAGCAGATTCAAGGCGTGATCGATAGCATGAACACAGAGTGGGGCGTAGATGCGCCAAACAACTGGCAACGTGCGGCTCGTGGTGCGCTAGCGGTCGGTATTGACATCAAGAGCAGTAAGCTAGCGTCTGATCCTGAATTCATCCGCGCCTCATTGGCGATTGATAAGTTCCTGCGTGAAGATTCGGGTCTGATTAGCAGTGACAATGCTACCGCTACTTACCAAGAGCAAGCCGAACGCATCCGCAAAGGCGACGACTACCAGGGCAAGAACGGTGCCGAGAAGCAAGAAGCTGCATTGACGCAGCTTCAGCGATTGTTTGCTGCCGCTACTTCCTAGAATTTGAGGTGCCGCGTTGTGTCGGCGTTTTCGCGCTTGCTCTAGCGTCCTCAACATGAGCAAGGGTCAGGTCGTAATTGGCCTGACCCTTTTCATTGGCAAGCATCTCAAAAATGAGAAAAGTTCTTGCTTTGATTCTCATTTGTGAGAATATCAGTCATCAGACCCAGCGATGGACAATCTGGTAGCCGGTCTACGAGGTCTTCACTGAAGGCAACCAAAGAGCACTGGGAGCAAGCAACTTCCGACACTGTTCATTCCGAACAGTTCAACTCACCTCATTTTACCACACCCAAATTATGGCTACCATTGATACATTCTACCCAATTGAGTTTGAACGCTCATTCTCCCAGGCACTCCAACAGATGGATTCCCGTTTGCTTGCATCGGTCACCCGCGCCGATTTCACTGGCAAAAAGAAATCCTTTAACCTTATCAACGACTCCGAAGCTCAAGACGTGCTTGTCCGCAAGGGCGACACTCCTGATGGCGAATTCGACGGCTCGAAATACTGGCTCACCCAGCGTCCGAAGGAAAAAGTCACCGTCTTCGATGAGTTCGACAAGCACTTCCTCGGCAGCATCGTCCTTCCAACAAGCGACGAAGTTCAATCCCACGCGATGGCATTTAACCGTGCAATCGATGATGTTATCATCTCCGCTTTTGACGCTACTCGCTACATTGGCGAAGACGGCACGACCTCGGATGCGTTCGACACTAACTACTCTCTTGCCTCGACCTACGTTGAGAACGGCACGAGCGCAGCTAGCGGTCTGACCATCGGCAAACTCCGTCGGGCTAAATACCTGATGGACTTGGCCGAAGTGCCAAACGCTGACCGTATGCTTGTTTGCGGTGCTCAACAGGTGCAAGACCTCCTTCGCACCACGGAAGTCACCAGCGAAGACTACAGCAGCGTCAAAGCTCTTGTGTCTGGTCAAGTTGACACGTTCCTCGGCTTCAAGTTCCTGTCCTCACAGCGCCTTGCACGCAATACCAGCACCGACATCCGCTCTGTGTTTGCCTTCCACAAGTCGGCAATCAAGTTTGCAATGTCCGACCGCAAGGTGCAAATGGACATTTTGCCTACTCGCCGCCACGCCCTCCAGATCCGCTCCACCATGATGCTCGGTGCCGTCCGCACTGAAAATGAAAAAGTGGTTCGTATCTATTGCGACGAGTCCCCATAACCACTAAGCTGAGAGGGGCGGTGTAAAAGCCGCCCCTTTCTAAACCTACCCACTATGGCCGAACGCATTACATACCAAGTCAGCATTAAACCTGGCCGCAATACAATGGATTCTACCGCCCTTGAAGGAGGCGCGGAAGAAGAGCTTGTTATTGATGCCACAAATATCGTGGCGCTGCGTCGCTTTATTCGTCAGATTGCTAAGGCATCAACAACGCCAGTCACTGACATTGTTACTGCAATCAATGCAATCGCCGATCCTGGCTACCCAATCCCGACAATCTAAACCTCACTAAAGCTCAACATTCAATAAAATACCATTATGGCCGCACTCACTCCTACAGACACATTCACTCTTGGACAAGTTTCCGCACTCATTGACGGATCCGAACGCCCAACCAAATCTCCACTTAACGGTGGCACTCTTCACTCCATCCGTGTGGCATACACACTTACTGATGCTGAAGCTACTGGTGACACGCTGGCTCTTTGCTACCTGCCAAAAGGCGCATTGGTTCATCGTGCTTTAAGTTACGTTGAAACTCCTGATCCAGGCACTGGAACTTTGACAATTGATATTGGCACTGCTTCAAACACTGACCTTTATCTTGACGGTCTTGATGTGAGCACGGCAGGTGGAACATTTTTGTTCTCAAGCTCTCCATCAGTGCCAGTTGCTGCTGATCTTACTCCAGCCGCACTTACTACCACAGACAACACGCTTGTTATGCTGACTTGCGCCACTGCCTCTGGTTCGTTGGCTGGAACGATTTATGTGACCATCACATATTCGATCTACAACTGATCCTAACCTAACCAAAGAGCGGAGCGGTGCGGTTGCATTGCTCCGCTTTTTGTGTATTATCCCACTACTATGGCAGCAACAGCAACCGAGATCGCGAATCTGGCAATTGCCCACCTTGGTGGACGAGCATTGGCATCACTACAAAATGATAGCACGCAGCAAGCTGCAAGCATCCGTAAGTGGTGGAATCCTGAAGCTGTAACGCCTATCTACACTGCGCTTGATGAGACGTTGCGAATGCACCCGTGGAACTTCGCTACCAATCGCAAACGCCAGACGATCACATACCACACGCTTACAGGCACGGCAGTTACCAACGATGGTGGGCTGATTAGGATAACACATTCTGGACACGGTTATGCCACAGGAGACCGAGTTTATGTAAAAGACGTTGTTGGCGTGACTGTCGCCAATGGTCAATGGTATGTCACTGTGTCTGGCAATCATTTTACGCTCGACGGCTCTGTGTTTGCAGGCACTTACACCAACAACACAGGCAGCGTCGTCGGCATCCCTCAGTTTGCATACGATTTCCAGCACACGCCGCCGACTGATTGCTTACGCCCGATATCAATCAACGCAGATGGCGGACAGAACGAGGATGACGGCTCAGACTTCCTGCTCGAAAAAGGAGTAATCCTCTGCGATGACGAGACGATCAATTTGAAATACATCCAGCGCATCACCGACATCACGAAATACCCAGCCGACTTTGTGACTGCGTTCAGCTACCTGCTCGCTTCATACATCGCGTCTGACACTGCGGGCAGTAGCGGCAGGGCAATCGAGTTGCATCAGTTCTTCACAAAGGCCGCAGCACCACCGGCGAAGGCGCGAGATGCCAACGAGGGAAAGGGCAGGCGCATCACTCCGTTTGATGACTCTCAATCTGTCCTTTCTCGCGGAGGATACGCCTTATGAGTTCACAGATTCAAACGATTAAATCGATCTTTAATGGCGGCGAAATGTCGCCTGTCATGGACGGCAGAACAGATGCCGAGAAGTATGCAACAGGGTGCCGCATGCTTGAGAACTTTATGGTTAGGTCTTACGGTGGAGCGTTCAAAAGGCCAGGCACTCGGTATGGCTTAACCAATAATGGAATCTTGAGAATCATTCCATTTAGGCGCAGCACCACAATCAATTATGTGATTGGGTTCAAGGTTAATTCAATTGTCATTTACTCGTATTCATCTGGTGTGTTTACTTTAGAAACGCCAACGCCTCTGACAACTGATTACACCGCTGATGAAATATCAGCACTTCACTTTGTTCAGTTAAATGATGTGATGTTTCTAACATGCTCAACAAAGCATCCAAAGAGACTAACAAGAACAAGTTCTGGCACATGGATGTTTGAAAATGTTCCTTTTCAATTTGCGCCTGTCTTAGATGCCACATCAAACGGTGACACTTTACGCATTCAATACAATGCAGACGATTGGAGTTCTTCTCTTGTTTACAACTTCGGAGATATAGTCACGTTGCCAATTATTAAAACAGTAACTGGAGCAGTTATTGCAAGCTCAAAGATTCGCATCACATCTGTTGATCACGGTTTAACCACAGGAAACACAGTGACTGTTTATGGTGTGGGTGGTGCGACAAATGCAAACATCACAAGTGTCATCACAAAAATCACTGATGATGTATTCCAACTTGATTCATCAGGCGCGACTTTACCTAGCACATATGTAGCTGGAACAGGTGCTTGGTATGTCACAACCAATTCAACCTACCTCCGCACGTTTGTCTACAACTCTGCAACAGCATCAACAGCAGGAAGATTATTGAATGCATCTTGGACTGAAGCCACATACAGTTCATCTTGGAACATCGGTGTAAACTATACAATTGGCACAATCGTTGAATACAAAGGAAGTAACTATGTTAGTACTTCAACACATCAATCATCTGTTGATAATGAACCAACTGTAGCAGCATTGTGGTATCTTGTAGCATACAAAAGCACTGGATTACAGATCACCGATTACAGACTAATTAGTAGTTCCAGCACAGTATTTAGTGCCAACGAAATTGGTGCAAATTGGTTATTGTCGCCTAGCTCAATTAAGAGATCTGCTAGTGAAGATATGGGGAGCGCAACTTTAACAAAAGTCGTAAGTTCGTCAGTATTTATCCAGAATGAATTTATTTTTAGAACGTCTTGGGGATCAGGCCTTGCTCCCACATCAACAGTAGTTCGCGTTGAAGAATCTCTTGATCAGATCAATTATACATCACTGCGTGAGTGGTATGTTAACCACGCTCAAGAAGGAACTATTGTTTATACTGGGAAAGCTCCAAACACTGGCGGATGGTATCGCGCAGTCACAATACGCCCAACAGCTTCGCTTAACACATCAAAGATGACTCTTGAGCCAATAGATGGCATCTTGAGTGTGCCGTTTCTGTTAAACTCATACTCATCATCAAATCCTTGGCAGTCTATTGGTGTGCCTAAATTAGCGGTAAATTCTTTGATTCCCAATGAGGTTCTTGGGAGTGAGTTCGCTATTTATCAAAAATGTGCATTCTCAGCAGATCGTGGTTACCCGCGCACAGTGGCATTCCATGATCAACGTCTATTCTTTGCCTCTACTACTACTGAGCCAACCCGAATTTGGGGGAGCCAAACAGACGACTTTTACACTTTCTTGATCGGCACATTTGATACGTCTGGTATTGATGTCACGCTTGCGGCAACTCAAACAAACGAGATTCAATGGATTGCGTCATTCAAGCGCACAATGGTCATAGGCACGAGCGGTGAGGAATGGACGATGGACACCGGCGACACTGACTCGGCATTGACTCCTTCCAATGTCCGCCTTCGCAGGTGGAGCCGATATGGATCATCAAATCATCAGCCGGTGCTATCAGGCGATTCTTTGCTATGGTTAACGCGAGACGACCGTCTGCGCGAGTTTGCATACGTTTTTGAAAAGGATGGCTATTCTGCGCCAGATATGACGCTTCTCGCGGAGCACATACCCAGCAGGTCACCCATTGAATACATAACCTATTCACAATCTCCCGATCCTATCGTTTGGCTTGTTCATACCGATGGCTCGTGGAGTGGATTCACCTATGACAGAGAGAACTCAGTCACAGCCTGGCACTCTCACCGAACATTTACTGGAGACAAGATTCTGTCGCTTTGCACGCTTTACAGCGCATCAACTGCGGCTGATTCACTAATTCTTCTTACTGATCGAAAAGCTGGATCAAACATCAATCTTGAGTCAATTGATGGCTCAGTTATGATTGCCGCAGTTACATCGGCTGACATTAACTATGCGACTGCATCACCAACCCAGCATGCTACCGGCAAAGCTGGATTCTTCTGTGATTGCTACAGCATACTGACACCGACAGGAACAACGACATCAATTTTCAATGTTTCAGGTAATGTAAACCTGACAAGCAGATCACTAGTTCTAGGAACCACATCTGTCGGATCGTCAGGAGAACCTATCGAAGCTACTGCTGGAGCCACAAACGCAACCTTCGCGCTTTCCTCAGTAGCGGCTCCAATGAACGTGGGTCTACCATACACCGCTTATATTATCCCAAACAGGATTGAGGTGCAGTTACGCGATGGAACCGCTCAAATGCGTAAATGGAGGGTCGCTCGTGCGGCGTTCCGTTTATTCCGCTCATTCTACGGGCAGGTCTGGAATCGATTGGCTGATGCCAATTACACCTACAGCACCCGAATTAACACGACGAACATTGATGCATTCCCGATCTCACCTTCACTGAGCGCGACAACGACAGGCTACGTCACCGGCCAGACTTTGCCAGACGCAGTTAACCACGATTGGAACAACTGCTTGGATATCGTGATCGCATCACGGCACCCACTGCCATTCAATCTCACCGGCATGATATTGGATGTCGAAATTGATGGCACATCAGGTGCTGGACTCTAGCATGAACATCCGCGCCTATACACCAGATGACTTCGATACCGTGGCCGAATGGGCAAAGGCGAGGGATATGCAGTTCCATCCTGCATTTCTAAGCAAAAACGGGTTCATTGTTACCGATGATGCCGGCGATCCCTGTGCTGTCTCGTGGGTCTACCTTTTGTTTGATGTCCCAATAGCAATGGTTGATAATTTTATCACTCGGCCTAATAGTAGTTTCAAGACATCAATGGCAGCATGGCAGATTATGTGGCCTACGATTAAAGCATTCTTAACCAATCTTGTAGACTGTGAAGGTAACCCATTAAATTATCAATTTATCAGAACTCACTGCATAACGTCATTAGCCCGATTTGCCAAAAGCAACGGGTGGCATGTATCATCAACCACGAGCACTCAGATTACCTATGAAATCACATCAAGACTGCCTTGATTTCCTTCCTCTAAATTGCTCCAACTTTGGGTGGTTAAAGACTCCACCATGTAATGCCGCAATTGCATTTGTAATCGGCACCATTGGATCTATTGCTGGCGCAGCAATTCAATACTCATCAGCGCAAGATGCGGCTAAACAAGCCGAGCTTAATGCCGAAGCTCAAAATAAAGCGATAGGTCAAGAGCGTTTACGGCAAGCGCAGCAAAACGAAGAAAACCAACGTCGAGCAGCAACAGAGCAAGCTCGCTTTAGAGCACAGCAGCAGGCAGCAATGGCTTCAGGCGGAGCAATGATGGGAACAGGCAGCAGTCTGTCAATTGAGGCTGATACCTGGGCCAAACAGCAGACTGAACTCAGTGATCAGCAATACATGGCAGATATGTCTCAGCGTCAATTAACCTATGAAGGACAGTCGATTATGGCAATGGGTCAACAGCAGGCATCCGCTATAAGAAGTCAAGCGTCTGGACAATTGCTTTCCAATGTTGGCGGCATAGCAAGCTCAACCTATCAAGGTTATACAACTCGACCGCAAAAAGTTCCAAGTCCAGCAAGCAAGACGACCGGCCCACCAGCACCTAGAATTTTTTAATATGGCACGAATTCCAATCCTTCAAAGTCCAACGGCACAAGCCGCAGGCAACGCAACGATCAAGACACCGAATCTCCCTGCGGTAACCAACGCAGCACTTGGTGAAGGCTTGATGAATTTAGGCCAGGCTACCATGAAGATGGTGGAGATGAAGAAGAAGGCTGATGACATAACAAATGTCACTGCGGCAACTTTGTCGATGGATAAAGCTTACAAGGATTTTGTCACCTACCAGAAGTCACCCGAAGGCATGAACAATGATGCCAACTGGGCTAGTAAATGGAGTCAGATCTCAAGCAAAGTTATTGAAGACACAAAGTCGATGGCACTTACGCCTGACGCTAGAGTTCATCTTGAAGGCAAGCTTTCTAATTGGGACACAAATGGATCAATTCGTGTGCAGGCTGATGTGTTTAAACAGGCTGAAGCCAAGGTATTAAATTCGGTTAAGGCAGCAACTGATGTGAAGGATTTTAGCACTGCTCGTTATGCTATCGAAAATGCACCGTTGCCTGATACCGTAAAGGCGCAACTATCCAACGATGTTAGCAATGCCGAAAGGGGATATGCAAAATCAATCCTTAGCCAGACTGTAACTAAAGCGAATCAAGATAAAACGGTTCTATCCTTCCTTCAGGTAGGCCCAATTGCTGAAGAGAATTTAAAGACAGGAGCAATAGATAAACGCGAATACGATATGATCATGGATGACAATCGTCGCTCCGTTGATAGCGCGAAGCATATGGAGATGGTTTACAGGGATCCAACCGAAGCTATTGTTAAATTGAAGGACTTTAGTTATCGACCCGATCTTGCGGAAGAAGATCGATTTATTGAAACTCGTAAAGCTCAAGCCGTTCTTCTTGAGTATCAAGAGAGAGAGCAAAAATCAATTCTTGATAAAATTTCAACTCGCGAGGTGGATAATTTACAACAAGCTCGCATGCAGTATAACTGGATGGATAAGCCTCAACGCGATGAATTTGAAAGAATATTCATCAACCCTGGGCCTAAAACCAAAGAGGAAGCCGAAGACTATTACAGAACAGTCAGCACTCAGATTGATTCATATGACGTGTCTTTAGACAGAGGTTTCAAACAGCAGTTTGAAATCACTGGCATGATTGAAGGTATGAAAAAATACAGTCCCGCAAGTGCTAGTAATTTAAATGAGTTACTAAACAAACGCATTAAAGACGGCAAGCCGGTCGGCTTTAGTGTGTATCGCGAACAAACATCGAGGTCTTTGCAGGATGCGCTTAAAAGTGGGATATTTGGAAAATTTGACGACAAAGATTCAAGCAAAGATTTCCTACCACGCGAATTAGCGAGGAAAAGAATGTATGGCGCAGAATCCGCCATTGAAGAAGAATTTAACAAAAAGCCAAAAGCTGAACAAACTCGGTCAGTTTATGAGCAAATACTGAACACGGCACTCAAAAGCTTTGCGGTTACAGCAGCAGCAAAAAGTCCATTTGAAGGCACATGGTTTGGTGCAATACTAGAAAGCATTTCATCAGCGGCACCAGCAGCAGCAGGAGGATTAGGATCGGCTGGAATGTCAACCACGCCTGTTGTGCCAGACTTAGCAGAAACACGAAAGAGAGTGTTAGAATTACAGGCTAAACAAAAAGAATTAAACTCACCGACTAAATCCAAATGATTAACGAAACACAAGCAAAAGAATTTGCGTTAAGCATTGAGGATCCAAAGATTCCTGACGTTCAAAAATTCAAGATGGCGAATGCCCTTGATGAATATTTTCAGGCTGAAGATTTGAAAGTGTATAAAGGAATCAAGAAAACTTTTATTTCTCCTACAGTCGAAGGCATTGAGCTTGATGACAACGTCATGAAGGGATTCGGAGCATCTCCAGAGGAGATCTTGAGCATGAAGAAAAGTGCTGCCAATACTGCTTGGGTTGCTAATCAAGAAAAAAAGCCTGTTGATAGCTTTGCATTTACAATGCCTGCATACCGCGATGCATATGCACAGCAGGTGTTTAAATCGCCAAAGAAGACCGTCACCGACGACGACTTCTACCAGCTTGTCAGCGAGGACTACAAGGCGCAAGACAATGCTCACAACTTTGCATTTGGCGCAGCGGCACGAGATATCACCGCTGACAGTGCAATGCGTGAATTTGATGTCGGCTTAACTGGTTCGCCGGTAGCTGGTCGCATTGATGACTATCACCAGTCGATTCAAGATCTGCACATGGAATACACGCAGAAGCTTGCGCCATATCGCACTATTATTGATCAAGCGGCGAAGACCATTGAAGGTTTTGACACAAAGGTTGAAGGTGCTTCTGATGCATTTGAAAAAGTGGCGGAAAGTCTTTTGCCATTGCCGCCCAAGGAGCGCCTGCTGGTAATCAATGCTATCGGTGAAGTCGGTGCTGCCGCGCCAAAGGAAAAGCGGGCATATCTAGAGAAGATCATATTCGCAATGGAT